ATGTTAGATACAAAGCTCGTGAGCGTTATTCATTTGGTTGGTCAGATCCTCTCGGTATGTGGGGCTCAGCAGGCGCTTAATTGCGTTTGGCTAAGTAATACCAGATCAACCCAGTTTCGGCTGGGTTTTTCTTTGCCTGTAATTCATGGTTTTACGTATTCCACAGGCAAATCTTCGGAGTAATATGTAGTTATACACACGGTGTGTATATAATTTAAAAAAGGAAATTATTATGTGGACAACTCCAGCAGCTACAGAAATGCGTTTTGGCTTTGAAGTAACTATGTACGTAATGAACAAGTAATGATTATCGTAACAGACTGTTATTAAATTAGGGGCTTCGGCCCCTTTTTGTTGTATAATACTTGCAAATAGTATGTATTCATGTATTATTTGAATATCCGGGTATATCCGGTTTATTAGACTGTCCCGGCAGACGCATACAAGACTAATAGACTTAACTTTGTATGGAGAAATATATTATGTCATCAACAACCTTTTCGGGTCCAGTGACGTCTACAGCCGGTTTTATTACAGGTACAGGCGTTAATTCAACAGTTACAGCAGCAACATTAACAGTTACAGCAGCAGACTACAATGGTCAAACTATTGGTTTAAGTGCAGCTACAGGTATTACAGTAACCCTTCCAGCAGCTACAGGTACAAATGCTGTATATAAATTTTTGGTTGAAACAACAGTTACATCTAATAACTATATAATTCAAGTTGCTAACGCAACAGACGTAATTAGTGGTTCATTAAATGTTGCAGGTACTACAGGTACTCCATTCGGCACTCTTCCAGCTTCTGACACAATCACAATGAATGGCACTACAAAAGGCGGCGTTGCAGGTTCATACGTTGAACTTACTGATGTTGAAACAGGTATCTTTGTTATTACTGCTGGTGGTCTTATTGGCTCTGGCACTGTAGTTACACCATTCTCTGCAGCGGTATAATTAATCACTGGGGGCGCTTAGCCCCCTCACTAAACAAAGGAGATTAATTATGGGTATGCAATATGATGTAAACCAAGCGCATTTAAATTCTAGTGGGTATCTAGTTAAATATCCTGTTCGTGTTAAAGGGCTATCGTATACTGGTACAGCTACTGCTGGATATGTAGTTTTATTTGATACATCTACAGCACCTGTTTCATCAAGTGTTACTTATGCACAATCTGGCACAACTGTAACAGTAAGCAAAACAACGCACGGTTTAACTACAGGCACTATTATTGGTATTCACTTCTTATCAAATTCTGGTGTTTCAGCTACTGATGGTACGTATTCTATTACTAGAGTCGATGCTAATACATTTACTTTAACTGATATTAATTCACGTACAATTACTAGCACTGCAGCTGTATACGCTGTAGGTAAATGGTTACTTACTTATGAACCCACAGCTACTGATGTATTTGCCAATGTTCCTTTTATTCCTGGTGAAGGTGTACGAGCTGATACAGGCGTGTATGCTGAAATGTCTAACGTGGATTCGGTACAAATATTCTATGGCTAGTAAGAAAAAAGGTCCTAGCCTAGCAATCGGACGTGGTGAGAAACTTCCTGTATCAAAAGGTGCAGGGCTCACGGCTAAAGGTCGTGCAAAGTATAACGCAGCTACTGGGTCAAACCTCAAGGCTCCTCAACCACAAGGTGGCGCTCGTAAGAGATCGTTTTGTGCTAGGATGTCTGGTATGCCTGGTCCTATGAAAGATGAAAAAGGTAGACCTACTAGGAAAGCCGCATCACTAAAAAGGTGGAAATGCTAATGAGTACAGAACGAGAACTTGCCGAACATGGCGTTGAAATTAAACACATTCAAACAGATGTGGATACCCTTATGGAAGATATGAACGAGTTAAAGAAAAGGCTTGATGCTATTGAGTCCGCCCTTAACGAAATTAAAGGTGGTTGGAAAGTATTTATATTTATTGCGGGACTAGCCTCAGCCGTTGTAAGTTGGGCAGTTGCACATTGGTTTAAGTAGGTGATACTATGAAATCATTTATAGATAGAATATTTAAAAAAAGGAAACACGATGCTGAACAAATTGAAGAAAATAAAGAAATACTTAGCGAACAAATTGAAACAAGTATTAAAGAACGTGTAGCTCAAAATAAAATTAATATGGAAGAAGTAGAAAAAGAAATATATAAAAAACCAGGTCATTACTTTGCAGATTGTAATTGTTTTAAATGTGTAAAGTGGAGAAACCAAAATGCCAAGTAAATCTAAGAAGCAACATAACTTAATGGCAGCCGTAGCTAACAACCCAGCCTTTGCTAAAAAAGTTGGTATATCAAAATCAGTAGGAGAAGAGTTTATGAAAGCAGATAAAACTAAGAAGTTTAAAGAAGGTGGCAAGGCAGACATGGCGCAAGACAAAGCTATGATCAAAAAAGCATTTAAACAACATGACATGCAAGAACATAAGGGCGGTAAAGGTACTAAGTTAGCTCTTAAAAAAGGTGGTATGGCTAAGAAAATGAGTAAAGGTTGTGGTTATGCTTCAGGTGGCAAGGTAGCTCAGTTATCAAAAGCTAACGGAGTTGCTACTAAAGGTAAAACAAAAGGTACCATGGTTGCTATGCGCAGTGGTGGTAAAACTAAATCTAAGATGTGCTAGGAGAATATAATGGCTAAAGATAAACAACCAAAACAAAAAGAGTTTGACAAAGAAACAGAACAATTTGACGATAGAATAGATAAAAGCATTCAAAAGGACCAAGATAGTAAAATATTTGCTAAGATGGGTCGAGAAGAAGCTGACAAAAGGCAAAGAAAGTATTCAGAGTTAGGTGGTCCTATAGGCACCCCAGCAGCATATATTAAACGTGGCGCAGATTATGTTGGTGATAAATTAACTGATCTAGATGCATATTTATCTGAAAAAGCTGGTATGACTGATAGAGCTAATATGAATAAATCATACAGAGAAGGCATGAAAAATACTGGATCTTTTAATAAAAAAGGTGGCATGATCAAAACTAAAAAGATGTCTTCAGGCGGATCAACTGCATCTAAACGTGCAGATGGATGTGCTCAACGTGGTAAAACTCGCGGAAAGATGTGTTAATCATGGATGAATTTGAAAAAGTTCGTGACGAGGTACTAAAAAAACAACTAGGTGAAAACTATAAAGAATTTGAAAAACCTAGAAAAAATATGCCTACCGAAAATGATATGGAGCCTTTACCTAAAAAAGAAAATAAATCTAGAGGAATACAGTTAAAACTAGGTCCTTCTAAAAAAGATAAACCTACTGACTTAAATCCTACATATAAAAAAGGCGGCATGACAGCTTCATCTCGTGCAGATGGTTGTGCAGTTAGAGGAAAGACAAAAGCCTAATTATGGGAGGCGGATCAAGAGGACAGACAACACAAACAGCGCCCACTATGCAAGCGCAAGGTACTAACTCAGTCGAAACATATAGCCCTCAACCACAGGCACAACCGATGTCTTCTTATAGTCCTCCGCCACAAGCTCCACAAGAACAAGCGCAACAACCGATTAATAATCCTTTTAATCCGCAACAACCTATGAATACTTTTAATCCACAAGAACAAGTACAACAACCGATTAATAATCCATTTAGTATGCCAACACAACCCATGACTGCTTTTGCTCCACCACCAAACCAACAAGGATTTATTAATCCATTTAATCAGCAAACACAAGCTCCACCACCACAAGAACAAATGGCTCTTTTTAATCCACCACAACAAGCACCTGCACCTATGGCACCAAATCCATATAATCCATACGGAGATATGTCTAAAACTTATTCGCCTTATGCAGATCCATATAGTACAGTTGTTAATAGACCACAACCTATACAGGCACAAACACAAGGTCAACCTATGTTTCCTGGGTTTGGTTTTCCTGAGGCATCTAATAACCCTTTACAACCCGCTGATCCAAATAGACCGGTATTTCCCGGTGTAGTTAATAGGAAAATATAGTATGAGACCTTCACGTGGTATGGGCGCTATAATGCCTGATAAAATGCCTAAGGGTAAAAAGAAAGCTCGTAAAGATAGCACAGATTTTACTCAGTTTAAAGAAGGCGGAACAGTAAACAAAGCAGGTAACTACACAAAACCAGGTTTACGTAAAAGAATATTTAATAGTATTAAAGCAGCTGCCGTACAAGGTACAGGTGCAGGTCAATGGTCAGCACGTAAGGCTCAACTTATGGCTAAACGATATAAAGCTTCAGGTGGCGGATATAAATGAGTGCATTAGCTAAACCGCAACGTTCACTAAAAGCATGGGGTGAACAAAAGTGGACAACTAAGTCAGGTAAAAAATCTAGTGAAACAGGTGAAAGATACTTACCAGAAAAAGCAATAAAAGCATTAAGCCCACAAGAATATGCAGCAACAACAAAAGCAAAAAGAGCAGGTAAAGCTAAAGGCAAACAGTTTGTAGCTCAACCTAAATCTATTAAACAAAAAGTAAAACCTTTTAGAAAAATATAATTATGGTAGATAGAACCTCAGGTGAAACCAGTTTTAATTTAGATTTAAATAATCTAGTTGAAGATGCATTTGAAAGATGTGGTGCAGAACTTCGTACGGGCTATGATTTAAGAACGGCACGTCGTTCACTAAACTTACTTACTATTGAGTGGGCTAATCGTGGTATTAATTTGTGGACTGTAGAACCTGGTCAAATTACTTTAAATCAAAATCAAATTATGTATGCCCTACCTTCTGATACAATTGATTTACTTGATATGGTTACACGTACTGGCACAGGTCAGAACCAACAAGATATTAATATAAACCGTATATCAGAATCGACCTACATTACTATACCTAATAAAAATGCAACAGGACGTCCTATCCAAGTATGGATCAATAGACAAAGCGGTCAAGAGAACCCTACTAGTATTACACTCAATCAAACTTTAACTGCTACGGCATCAACTGCAGCAAGTCCACAAACGATTACTTTAAGTTCAACTGTAGGTTTAGCTCAGTTTGGCTTTATTAAAATTGGTAGTGAAACTATTCAATATGGTGGTGTTAGTGGTGTTACGATTACAGGATGTATAAGAGCTGTTAACAATACCACATTAGCTACTCATGCAGTTAGTGACAAAGTTTATGTACAGAACTTACCTACGGTTAATGTATGGGTAGCACCTGATCAATCTAATATGTACACGTTCGTATACTACAGACTAAGACGCATACAAGATGCTGGTAATGGTGTTAGCGTAGAAGATATTCCGTTTAGATTTATTCCTTGCATGGTTGCAGGCTTAGCTTCTTACTTAGCAATGAAGTTACCAAACATAGATCCTACTAGAATTGCTATGTTACGAGCAGACTATGAACAAGCGTTTCAATTAGCAGCTGAAGAAGATAGAGAAAAAGCACCAGTACGATGGGTGCCTCGTGAACAGTTTTTTAGGGGGTAAGTGATGGCTAAGAAATTTTTACCAGCATCAGTAAGAACTTTTATGGATACAGTAGGGGGAGAAAAATCTCGTATTACTGAAAAAGATTTTACGCCTGAAGAACTACAACAAGTGCGAGATGCTATTAAAAATAGTAGACAAAGACAAGAAGGCAAAAGATTTATAAGCGAAACAGGGAAACCGTTAAAACAAGATTATGATCAAACTGCTGGCTACCAAGATTATAGTATGGGTAAACGAGGTGAACGCGTAGAAAATGATTTTAATTTAGGTTCTAGCGGTGCTATGAGAAATACGCTAGGTAAATTTAATTACGAAAAAACACCAGATGGACGGTTAGTTGCTAAAGATAATTATGATTTTAAAGATGACTTAGTTAAAGAAGCTGGGGTTCGTCCTACATCTGATTATGAAAAAATGAGCACCCTTGGTAAAATAGGAACTCTTGCTGCAGATACAGTAATACCGGGGAGGGGTGGTCCAACTACATTACCCAGTAGAATTGGCAGTGCATTCATTGGTAAAAATGGAAGACCTATAGAAATAGATTTAGGTAAAGCTGATTTTAAAAAAGGTGGTAAAGTAAAAGCTAAGCCATCAGCTTCATCGCGTGGAGATGGTATTGCTCAAAGGGGTAAAACACGCGGAAAGTTTAGATAATGCCAACCAAATACGCAAGCGCCAAGAACTCCATAGCCCAATGTGACCGTTGTGGGTTTAGATATAAGTTAAAAGAACTTAAACGTTTAGTTATTAAGACAAAAAATGTTAATATACTAGTGTGTCAAGAATGCTGGGAACCAGATCAACCACAGTTACAACTTGGGATGTACCCAGTTAATGATCCGCAAGCAGTGCGTGACCCGCGTCCAGATTTAGGTTATTACCAATCAGGGCTAAATGGTTTACAAACAGACGAAACAACAGGAGTATCAACCTCACAAACAGGTGTTCCTATGGGTGGCAGTCGAGTCATACAATGGGGCTATAATCCTGTAGGTGGGTCTTCATCATTTGATGCAGCATTAACACCTAATTATTTAGTAGGAACAAGTGCACTAGGCAGTGTAACAGTATCAATAACATAAGGAGAAGTAAAATGGCATATAGATCAAAAGCAGATGGTATTGCTCAACAAGGTAAAACAAAAGGTACAAACTTAGGCGATTCAGGTCCTAACGTAAAGACTCAAACTGGTCCAGCTAAAAAAACTGTTGGCAAAACTAATGCCAACATGAAAACTATGGGTCGTGGATTAGCTAAAATTGCAGCACAAAAAAAGGGATAATAATCATGGCAGAATATAAAAAACCAATAGATGTACCTAACGCAGATATTTATTTTTCACAAGACCCTAACAAGTTAAAAGCACAAGACCTTAA